GTGCTGTTGCAGTTATAGAACCAACATCACCAGTGTCATCCGAGTATAATTCAGTAAAATTGTCATTCACTTTAACAAACGCATCTCTTATCGGGTCTCCTGTACCATCGTTTGCGTTAATACCTACGTTTATTACTTGTTTAGCCATTTATTTTATTTTATATTACTGTTTTGTCTGTTGTAAATAATGTTGTGTCTGAGAATACATTTGTCATACTTGCTAATAAGTAATTAACTCCTGTAAGTATAGCGTGAATTACTCCCCATCCAATACTGTTATTTTGATTGGTATTACCAAACCAAGTTAAATTATATATTGCTCCCCAATTCATCTTTTTTCTTTAAAAGGTAACTATTGAGTTTATTTTCGTTTGCCTTTTTAGGCTTATATTGAACTTTTATTTTACTTTTTTTCTTTAAAAGTGCCATCCGTTAAATAGTGCATCTTTGTCAGGATAAATGTCCTCATTATTGTTTGTATAATACTCAGGGAATTTATTTGAAGCATTAAAGCTCATATACTCAATGAATCTATTAGTATAGTATTCAGCATAATCCCTCTCTTTAGCTATAAGGTGGTCAATTTCAGTTTTGTCAGCTAACTCACTATTTTCGCTTGTATGTTTGTAAACACCGCCATTTGAGACTGTATAAGCTGCAAAAGGCAAATACTCCGCCATAGCAAAGTGAATTAACATATCTTGAATATAATCGTTTACTAATGCTAGGTAGTCACCTGCTAAAGAGTCTGAAATTATATCAGCACTTATTTTATCATATAAATCACTCCCTAGATAATTCCTAACGTGTATTTCTTGCGCTAGTTTTATGAATTGTATGAATTTGTCGGTGTCAACATTTCCACTCAATGCGGTGTTCTTTACTAAGTCCTTTCTAGTTATAAATAGAGCTGTTGCCATTATTCTTCTGTTTCTATTTCTATTTCTTCTTCCTCTACAGCTTGTCCTGCCTCACTTTTCACACCAGTTTCCTTTTCTACTTCTGCATCAGTTATAGCGTTGGTTAAATCGGTAAATTCCAAAGGTTGAAGAGTCTTGAAGTAAATATCTAGGTTAATATTATTATATTCCAATATTTTCTCTAACTCATCTAAGATGGTTACTTGCATTGGTCTTATAACTGTGTTGTCCATAAGCAAAGATGCTGTCTGTAATTCTTCGGCATTATTCCCAAGACCAGTATTGTCTTTTATTCCAACCAACATAGGAGACACGATTCTATGGGAAACCATTACTTTCTTCATTGACTCATCTGAAAGGAATTGATATTGTTGATGAGCATCATTCAATATAACTGGCTCTATTGAAGCCGAAAGCTCTTTGCTATCATTGAATGCCAAAATAAACTTACCTGCGTTAGAACTACCACTAAACTTGCTGTAGATGGCTTTTTCAATCTCATCTCTCTGCTCCTTATCAGGAACACCATTATTAAAGTTAATAAGCATTGAAGGTTGCAGTCCATTTTGAATATTATTTATATGGTAGTTTGCAATTTCTTCTTCTAATTCGGCATACTGTAAACCTCCTTGATAATCAACAGGAGAGTAGTAATAAAATCCTGCTCTATAAGGTCTAATATATAAAATCTCTATTCCATCTTCACTTTTACCAAATGCCGATATTCTTTGAGGCTTACTATTAGATTTAATTTTCGACCAATCTGACGAGTAGTAATAAGCAGCTATTTCTCCCTCTCTATTAGCTTTCTCAGCTCTAAGAGTCTCAATAGGCATGTGTTCTACCTGAACAATTTTACTTCTGTCTTTGCTATATATTACTTGCAAAGCAGCTTGACCCATCATTTTATAGTCGTATGATATTTTCTTTATAACATCTTTTCGCAATAAAGCCTTCATCTCTTTAATCTCAGCTTCCGTACTAGAACTTTCTGTAGCCTCCAAACCCTTACCATAAATCATTTCAGCTATTCCATTGATAGCTGCATTATTAGTGGGAGAGCCATTATACCTACCGATTAGGTAAGAGAAGTAATCATTGTCGTCTCCGTATTCCACCCAATCATAACGAGTAGACTCATTTACTTCGGGTTTTGTGTAGGAAGATAAATTCAAAACGTGAACGGATTGACTTACCTTATCTACTGCTAAACTTACTTTTCTATTCTTAGCCACCTTGATATTTTTATTCATTATATAATTACAAAGTCATTATCATAACTCTCATCAGACTTATACTCTCCTTCGTTTATAAAGTATTTATCTAAATTAACTTGGTCAGTGCAGAATATTAAACCTCTGTATATTTCAACATCTCCATCCTTAACTACGAATGAATACTGATTGCCTTCTGACAAAGCAAATATTCCTTCTAAAACCATAAAATCTTCTTCTGTAGTTTTAGTTACAGTTATGTCTGATGTGGTTCTAGTTGATTTGTCCGTTAAAGACAAAGTTGGATTTGTTGCATCAGCACGAGGAATTATTCTAATTGACTGCTCTGCTGTTGATGTAGTTAAAATCTCCATAACAAAGTAATATATTAAACTTAAAGTGTTTTATATATAGCAAAAAAAAGGAGGGCGAATGCCCTCCCTTTAAACCTAAACCTAATAGTTATTAGGGGTTTCTCTGAGCTGATGGAGTTGCAGTACCAGTTATCCCTGCGAATGGGTCTGCTGCTGTAGCACCATCTACAAAATTTGGTAAAGTAATCTCGTTAGCGGTCAATGTTAAAGTGTAACCATTTAGGTCTCCCATTGCTGCTCCTGTAACTGCTGTACCTGCGGTAACATCAGCTCCATTTTCTCTACCAACTAACATCACACCTCCATTGTAAGTTTCAATGAAAACGTAAGGACGACCATAAGCCATCAATTTCAATTCTTTGTTATCCTCTTTTGTCAGTTTAGGGAATGTTAAATTCACTATTTGCTCAAAGAAGGTTGTACCATTGTCAATAGACGAAGTAATATTTGTTTCTAAGGAAGAATTTCCTTTGACGTCGTAAGTATGATAAGTAAAATCCCCTGTAATGTCGGTAATTTCATCATTAGTGCCTAACGTTACTCCTGTTAGGTCTCCGTAATCAACGAAATGAATTTGTCTTATACCACCTACAACATCTTTACAAGGTCTTAATCTTCCCCCAGTTAAATCACAAGCCATAGTTTTATAGTATTAAAAAAGGGTAAGTAGGCTCTTGGCTTACCTACCCTCTTTGATTAGTTAATTTGTTTATTACGAGTAAAGAACGATGTCAGAACCGATTGCGTGCTGAATACCTGCTGTATATCTCATAACAACTCTTACATTCTGAGAACCATCAATGTCAGCCATATCAATTACTTTTACTTCCTGAGAATCTGAAAGTAATCCAGTTCCAAAGAATAAGTTGCTTTTTTCAGCAGCTACCATTTTGTTAGAACTCATACCTGATGCTAGTGCAACGTTTATGCCATCAAATGTAAGTGCACCTCCGTTAAACCATTGTGTTCCTTTGTTGTCTGTACCTGCTGCTCCTACGTTAGTAGCAAATCCACCTAAAGCTCTTACATAAGCTCTATATACATTTGGTGCAACGTAGATAGTCAAGTCTTCTTTGCCATAAACGCTAGAAGGAATTGCATCAACTGTCAAGCCCATTTTTTCAACTGCATTTGCAGCTGTTACAGCAGCACCTTCTCCTACATCGATAACATCTCCGTCTGCTGCTAGAGTAACTTCAAAACCATCAAATTCTCCTGCGGTTGCGTTAACACCTTGCCAGATTGTGTTTTCAGTTTTTTGTGCAACTTTACCTGCAACGTGAGCAATTAAGAAATCGCTAAAGCTAGAAGGTAGGTCAGAAAAAGCTGAATATCCCATTGAAATTGCTTCCCAATCTGAAACGAAGTCTTTCTTACACAATTGTAGGTTTACTTGGAACTCTTCTGGTTGAAGGATTCTTTCAGTTAAAGTTAAAGTAGAAGTTGCAGTAAAGTCGCAAGTTCCATCCGTAACGATGTCATCAGTAGACACCTTTTTCATCACTTCTTTGAATTTTACGTTTGGCTTGATAGTGATTAATTCATTTGCCAAAGTAGTTCCACTTAAAAGAGCTGCGGAAACATATTTTCCTGCAAACTCTCCTGCATAAGTAGTTGTAATTGAAGTAGTTGTAGCCATTTTTTTGTTTGTTTATTGTTTAGTTGTTGTTTAGTTTTGCTAAGACTCTATCCATTGTTCCCATAGGTCTGTTAGCATTTGGTTGACGAAGGTTTACTTTAGCTTCGCTTTGATTTTCAGGACTATGTACAATTGGTTTTGTAGCAGCTTCAGCAGAAAGTTTTTCTAGTTGACTAGATAATTCCTCCTTTTGAGACTTGTACAAGGATAATTCCCCTTCAAGTGCGCCTTTCAATGCGTCTAGTTCAGCTTTTAGAGCCGATATAGATGCAGCGAATGCTTCTTCTGTAACATAACCTTCCATTAGTTCTGTTCCTTCTTCTACAAGTTCATCTCCTTCAATAGCTTCTTCAAGCTCAGTAGATTCTTCTTGTACTTCTTCATTAGATGATTCCTCACTTGAAGCTTCTACAACTTCCTCTTGTACCTCCTGTTCGAGTATATCTTGAGAAAGTTCTTCTTCTTTAGTGAGTAAAGACAACTTCTGTAGAATGTCATTTAGAATTGTAGTTGCTTTTATGCTCTCCATTTTATTGTTTATTTATAGTAAAGTAATGTTTGTATTAACAGGTGTTAGATTTTCATTAAGACCATCTTCCGTTCTGTGTTCTTTGTATGAAATATATTATATCCCATATTTCCACATCTGCACCCTCTGCCATTATTTTTATTTCAATTCCATTATCTACAAAGTTGGAGTCAGTATAATATTGAAATATTTCGTGTTCATCTTGTATGGTGTCATTTCCTTTGTGGAAAGCTATTGTTTTCCTTACCCTTTCTATTTCTCCTTGACCTAAAGAACTAACAAATCTAATATCTACGTGAGTTTGATTGGCATTACTAGTTCTCATCTTAAAGACAACAGTTGTGACATATACATCGTTAATATTGTGTCCTAGAACCTTTTTTGTTGCACCATCATAAAAAACAACCTCATCACTTGTAGTTATGTTACCTGCATTGTTCGGCATTATAACTTCAACTCCATCTACTAGAGTTAGTCTAGTGTCTAATGCTGTTGTGTATTGAGTGTCATCATACCTTGCCCAACCTAATGTTGATGAACCTCCTTGCGGATAGACAATTACTTGCTCTCCATTATGACCCATATATAATGCATCAGTAGTGTGAAGCATCGCTCCATTTTCTACATTAACACTATCTACTTCTGCTTGATTCGTATGATGGACGTGTACTTTATATGCTGAATTATTTTTTGTTGTTGCCATATCTTCTTATTGTGAGTTACCTGTTAAACTTCCTATCCCTTGAGCCTGTAAACTTCCATCACAACATTTAGAAGAATATGTTCTCCCATTCTTACAAAGACATCCTCTCTTACTGTTTTTCGGAGAGGTTCTACTTGGTGTAGCTTCTTTTTTCATTCTATTTCGCCTATTGATTTAAGTTTAGATTTACTCCAAGATAAAGCTGACTTGCCTCCCCAAGCGTCGTACATGAGCTTACCACATCCATCAGAATAGCTTTTAGATGCATCTAGGTCGCTTAAATGCCTAGATAGGAAGCTGTACATCCTTTTTATGGTAGATACGCTTAAACTGTCCCTAGAGGCTAATTGAGAGGCTCTACGTTTACCTACAGCAGTCCCACAAGAACCCCATCCATTTTCATCTGCGTATTCTACTGCTTTTTTGGCATTATTAGATACAGAGGCAGGATAGTCATTATAGGATTCTAGTTTATATCTCTTAGAGCTTAGGAAGTCTTGTATTTCAAATAGTATTTCAATAGCTTCACTTTCGTCTATTGAATTTGAAGACTTAGACATCTCTAGTTTATCCGTAAAGTAACCCTCAATACTAAAACCTTTGACTTTGCCTGTTTTAACGTAGTTATTCCAAACTTCATCATTGTTTACCTTCATAGACACCATCCAAGTCCCTACAGGCATATTCAAACCATATTTTCTGCTCTTGTCATGGACTTCATCTTCTATAATCCAACTCTCAACTACGCTCAGACCATTCAACTTAGCCTCGTGTTCCAAAGTAGATTCATTCTGATTCCCATTCATTAGGAATAATTCCGAAGCCTGTCTAACTGTTTGGTCAGAGAAGTAGATATAATATTCTTCCTCTCCATCTGAACGATAGATGTTCTTGTTGGGGATTAAGGCTGCACCCATGAGAATCCTTTT